TAAATTTTATCAACACCTAAACCATAGTTTTGAGAACTTATCTGAATAGCCCCTATTCCATTAGTTGGTAAGATATTATCTTCTAATAAACAAAATGCCAATTGTCTAACTCCTAAAAAAGATGAGTTAGACGGTGTGGTATTACCTATAAATTCAAAAGTTACAATTCCATCCAATGGAATATTATAAGCAACAATAGAATTAACAAAAGTATTAGTGGCTGAGTTACCTCCAGATATTTGAGAATGGGTAACTGTTACCCCACTCGGATTTAAATTATATATTCCGTTATAAAGTCTAAAACTATGATTTATACCTGGAACTCCTCCTGTTCCTGTTAATGCTACAATTATTGATTTACCTCTAAAAGATAAGGGAAAAGTATAAGTCAAATAAGCTCTTGGTATAACACCTAAATTATAGCTGATATCCCACCTATGAGTACCTAAAACTTCAGTACCAGATACTATTGTAAAACCATTATTTCCTCCAAAATTAGAACCGAAAACTAAAACTATACTCTCTTGCAGAAACATTGTGTTAACACTTCTATTATCTCCCCAAGGAGCGATAGACATATTATTTACAATTCTATACCCTACCCCTGAATTGAAAGTTATATTTTGAGAATCTACTATTCTATTAGAATTACAAACCTTCCATGTTGTATTAAAAGTTGAAGATCTTATATCAAATGCTCCAGAACCTGAAATTCTAATATAAGTTTTTGTTTCACCTGGAGTATGTGTTAAAGGAGCATTTGTAGTTTCTAATTGAACATTATAAGATTCTTGAGTTATATTCTTAAATGTAACTAATGTATTTGTAGGATAACTTGTTGTTGGATTAGGTATCTCTATTAAATTTGGCGTTGATTGAACCAAATCTTTGTTAAATTTTCTTGCTGCTACACTCATATTAAATTAATGTCTAAAACGATTATATCTGTATTCCAATTATGGTTGGTTGATGCGTCATTTATATCTTGACAAGCTCTTATACCTTGTAAGTTTGCATCTGTTTCCCATTGTGTTCTTGTTACAACTCTATTACCAACAAATATACGTTTAAAATTACTTGTATTTGTTGCAATAGTAGATAAACCTGCGTAAAAATCATTAGAACTATTATTAAACGAAGTGTTTTCATTACCAAAAGCATTCGTCATGTCTAATAAAAAGTTTGCTTTATCAACTTGTGGTGGTAATCCTATAACATTTGAACCAGTATTTAAAGAAGATCTATAGCAAATATTAGCATCTGCATTAGGCCCTGTTATAATTTCTTGATCATTTATTGTTATAGTTTGTAATGATGTTGGTGATATACCATTTAAAAACAAATTTGCATAAGAGTTAGTATTAAAAAATACTATACAGTTAGCTTTAATTGTCCCACCTGTTAGTGAAAACGATGTTACTGTATTCGGAACAGTATGATAAACCCTTACAGGAATATTTGGTACAATACCTGTTGATGTTATAGGTCTAGGTACACCTACTGTAAATTGAGTAGCAAAAACCTGACCTGTTCCACCCAATAATGATAGATTTATTGAATTTGCAGGAACCGTGCTTATATTGTTAAAGTAAATTAAACTAACTAAAAAGTTAGTAATATTTATAGTCCAACCTTTTGTTTGTAAATCATTTATCGCTGCTATAATAGCAGGATCAGCTGTATTCAAGTCGTCAATTAAAACATTACCTAAAAGTAGAACCCTACTTGGATTTGTTGCAGCACCATTTAAAGTTTGTAATGCTGTTAAAAAGGTAGCCAATTCTGGTTCATTATATATACTGTTTGTAAAATCTAATTGAACAGCATTGTTATTTACCCAACTTCCTAATATAGGTACTATTAAATTAGCATTGTTTATAGAAACATTTCTAAGACTAGTAAACTGAGATAGATTTATAGAATCTTCTATAAAAGAATTGTTAGCTGTTAACCCTGACCAGTTTTCCCAAGAATATACAACAAATTCATTTAAATGAGTAACATCTTGTGGTACAGTGACAGTAGGAGCATGAACAATATTAAAAGTTGGAGCAGTTCCTGTAACTGTAGTGTTTGGTTTAGGATAAATCTGTACTTCAAAATCAGAACCTGATCCTGTAAATACTATATTTGAAGTAATTGTATCAGCAACATTATTAAAAGTTCTAAAACTATTCAATGTGAATCTTCTACCAAAAACCAAATCATTTACTGTAAAGTTTCTAGAATTAAGAGTTGTTTCGTTTACTCTTATTGTAGATTGATCAGCCTCTACTATATATACTTTACCTGAATCTTTTAAATTTAAAACCCTACCTGTATTTGTACTACCTGTTGTAATTAAAACCAAATCATCCATTAGAGTTTTTAAATCAAGATTATTTGTATTTACAGCAGGATTTATATTATTCAAGTCAGCTGCATATTTAGAATTCTGAATGTTTATTTGAACAGAATTATTATTTATCCAGTTACCTAAACTTAAATTATATGTTCCACCTTTGAAGGTGATAGTTCTCAATCCAACCCAAGAGTTGTTAAACTGTAAATTATTTATAACATTCGCTCCGTCACTTGCAATAACCGAAGATACAAAAGATCTTCTATGAATATAGAAGTTATTTGTACCTACAATTAATGGTATTCCTACTCCAGAGTTGTATGCATTTGTTCCATCATGAACTCTTACTCCTGAACCAGTAAATGTTATATTTTGACTAGGTGCAGTATTGGTATCTATTGAAAATAGTTCACTTTCTAAAACATCATTTATAACCCATCCTTTACCTTCTAAAGAGCCTGTAGAAACGATTATATCATTTCGTAATACAAAGACATTGCCAATGTTTAAAGTCCTTGTGAAAGTACCTAAAAATGAGTTTAACGAGGTTAATAATGTATTTAAAGAATCACCACTTGGTGAAAATGTAATTAAAGAATCGTTTTGTAAATATGTACCTTGATAGTTTAAGGTTACACCATTATTGTTTACCCAGTTACCATAAGTTACATTAGGTATAACTCCATTGTTTTGTAAAACAATAGTTCTCAACGAAGTCCAAGAACTGGAGCTTAAATCCATTGCAGTTACACTAGAATTGTTTTCAAAAACTAATCCTGTAATTGTAGAGTTACCTAAAATATTGTAAGTGTTTATACCTTGTTCTAAAGGTATAGTTGATCCTGAAAGATAAATCTGATTATTATAAAAAATAGTTGTTGGTGTAGTTGCTGTAAAAGTTACAGTTTTTGATGTAACCGTGCTTGTAGTAATTACAAATGTAAATGGTATAAGAATATTAGTAATAGTCCAACCGTTTGATTGTAAAGAACTTATTGCTGAATCTATTGCAGTATAATTAGGATCACTTGTTAGTAACAGGAAATCACCTATGTTTAGCGTTCTAGAAGCAGTTCCTATATTGGCAGAAACCAAAGAAGAAAGAATCGTTAATAACTGACTACTGTTATAGTTACCAACAAAATCTAAAACTAATCCAGAGTTAGCTATCCAAGGTCCTACTGTGAATAAAGAGATTGGAGCTGAATTTCTTATACGCAAATTAGTTATAGCAGTAAATTCTGATAAATCTAGGCTATATGTTTCAGTATTAATATCTATTAATGTTAGATTATTTTCGTTAGGAAAATAAAACTTCCTAATAGAAGGATTACTATTTGGTATAGTAAAAGTCCCTGAAGTATTAGATATTAATACAGGAGTATCGTTTTCAACACGAAAATAAATAGGACCGTTATTCCAAGTTCCCCTAAAGAATGAATTAGATAAAGGAGAATTGAATTCGAGTAAAGGAGAAAGAGTTGTACCAGAACCAGAAAAGAAAGGTGAAACACCTTCTCTGAAGTATCTTACAGTAACCTCGTATGTTGTAGAGTCATTTAGACCTGTAATTGTAAAATTTGGAGTGGATGATGTTCCTACGATTACATTATCAATATAGAATATGTATATAGTTGCCCCTACAATATTACTTGTTGTTACAATAAGTTCCCCTGGTGCACCAGGGTTAACTGTAACAATAAGAGTAGGAAATGAAATAATAGGAACATCAACATCTACAAATGAACCATCAGGTGATATTAGACGCTTGCAATAATTAGTGCAGCAGCATTTCATATAAGTTTCTTGTCTATTGGTTCAAAATTAAAACTAAAAGTTCTTTTGGTTACTTTACCTATTGTTGGACAATTACAATCTTGACCAATATCTTCAATAGGAAAACCTATTTTTAAAGTTCGTGAAATAGAAAGAGCACCTAATCCACTTTTTGTTTTTTTAAGATTATACACTTCTAGTATAGGCTCAATGTCTATACCATTACAAGCAAAACAAGTGGTCAAAGACTCATCGTAATCCTTTTTTAAAATGTGTAAAACCAAAGGATAAAAATAAGCTAGATAAATATATTTTAGTTTTTTGTAGTCAGCTTTACCATATAAATCTTCTGATTTCCAAATTACTAAATGCTCTTCTACAATTTTAGATTTAAGAATGCTAAAAGCATTACTTACAACCGCAATCTGATTCGTCTGTTGTTGTACCACAGTCTGAACAATATTCTTGTAAACGATTAAACACTTGAGCTAAAGTATATATGTCTTTTATTTTAGAGTCAGTTAAAAATCTAAAAGATTGAGTGTAATCTAATTCTAACATATTTGCAAAAGTAAAGAATGTAAATATAAAAGCTTCGTAATTTTTACAGTTACAAATACCATTACAAATCATTTCTTTTGCAACAGCTTCATAACAATTTAAAAGAGTGCAAAAACTAACAATTGTGTGATAATTTATGTTACTTTCTGTTTTAAATATTTCAAACAAATATACTCCGTCTTCTAATATAATAGTTATAGTTTTAAAAGACTCTAACGGTATTGATTTTACAACATTAGTTATCTTATTGGTATAACGAACGGTTGCGTTATCTTGACTCCAGTTAACAATTTCATAGTTATTACAATTGTCTTTTTGTATCTCATACCAATTACAACCTTTGAAGGTTACAAAACTTTTACATTGTCTAACATAAGCAGGAACCCCTTCTATTTCACCAGATTGAGTAAACTTTTCAACTTCAATAACGTAATCTCCTATGTCAGGAATTGTAAAAACAAATGTAAATTGATCTGCAATTAAAGGCTCAGAAAGGTATTGTTCTTCTTTTAGAATATTTCCTATTGCATCTTTCAGTTTTACATTTATTACATCTTCAGTTATAAAGTTTGTTAACACTGTATCAACTAAATATTGAGCATGAGGTAAATCAAAACGATTGTAAATTGTAAGGCTATTTTCTGAATTTATATTTAAACAAATATCAGAACAAGTATCGCAAGATAAAGATGTTGTTAAAGTAGAATCATGTATATCAACTTGAGGTATTATTTGCAATACAGAATTTGTAGTTGAAACAAGTTCTTTTTTACATTGAATATATTCATATAAGTCTAACACATGACGAACGGACATAACCCCAGGGTTACATACTTTTAAATTTGTACCGTTAAATCGTTCATATTGTAATGTTATAGGATTGAGTATCATATAATACCAATCTTGAACATAAATGGTTTGAAGAGCTACTGTATTTATTAAAAGAATATCGTCAAAGTAAGGAACTCTATATGCAAAAAAACTAGAAAAAGGAAGCGTTGAAAAAGAAACCGTAAAGGTTAGATCGTATCCAAATATTGTAAAAGTATTTGAATAAGTTATTCCATTATATGTTGCAACAATGTCTGCAACAAAACTTTTCCATATAGCTGTAGTTGGTATATCCCAAGTGTAAGTATTTCCTGTTGTAGAAGGAGTTGTTGTTACACCATTGATATTTAAAATTACACTAGATGGAGATACAGGAATAATTGTATTACTGAAGTTTATTGTTAACCGCATATTTATAATTAGGGTGATTGCTATGTAATGGTAATTCTGTATTTAGTTTACGAATATAAGCTTCTTTTAGTAATAAAAGCTTATCTTTTGAAAATATATTTATCCACTTTTTTGAAAACAGTTTAGATTCACGTACCCAATATATACATCTTTCGTGTTCTAAAGGTATCATTAATTCTATAGGTCTTTCTTTTTTTTCTTTTATCTTTCTTAAACCTTGCTCAACTCTTACTTTACGTATGAACTCACGTATGGCAAGTTCTGCCATACGTTTGTCCTGATATCGAGCTGGTAATCTAAATCTTTTTGATACGTCTCCTATTCTAATTTCAATACTTTTCATAAATTCTTAATTTCTTTTTCTGAACCCTTACCAAATAAAAGTTGTGCTTTTTCTAATTCATTTCTGTTTTGTTCAATTGTTGCTTTATTTTGAATTTCTTCTTTTTTAGCTTCCATTTGATCATTTGCTATTTTTATTTTAGAATTGATTTCTTTTTCTTTTATCTCAATCTCTTTTTGTTTCAAATCAAGATTCATTTTTTGTAAGTTATTCAATTCTTTAGTCAACTGTTCATTTGCAGCTTGAAGTTGTTCTAACTGTTGAACATATTGTTGTTCTTTTTGAGCTGTTTGCTTCATTTCAGCAATGTGCTCATTCAATAGAATTTTAGCTTGGGTTATAGAATTAGAAGATATAAGAACAGTAATCAAATCGATACTTGCATTTCCTGATTTTATAAGTTCAGCTGCAAGAGATTTTAAAGTTTCAAGCTCTTGTTTATTAGAATTTGGATCGATTAAACCTATATTAAACGAACAAAGAGATACGTTATTAGTATTTATTTCTAAAATTTTTGTAGAACCTGTAGGAGTAATGTAATTTATAAGTTTGCTTCCAGAAAAAGACATTCTATAAGCATTCAAATAATCCATCAATATATTATTAGCTATAGTTCTATGAGATTCAAATAAAGGTTTTGTCAACATAGAAGCCTGATATAATCCTTGTTTAACATTGCTTACAGCCTCTCTAGCTTCAATTTGAGCTAACATTTGTGGGGTAACCCCAGTGTGCATTGAAACCTCTTCTCTAAGTGTAGCTAACACTGCATTAATAGCCATAATACCATCCCCTCTTAGCGTGTTATCAAAATCACCATAATGGGCAAAGCCACTTTGAGGATTTTCACTTATTTCTTTTGCAATAAGTTCTACACCTTGCTTTTTATAAGTAATGTAGGACATGATTCTTTCTGCCATCGTGTTTCCTAAAAAGTCAGGTAACTCATGAACATTTACCCTACTACCTCTTGTTCCTGAAACAGCTATAAGATTGTCTCTAAAGTATGACAAAATGTCATATAGGTCTTGTATGTCTTTTGTTTTTAAAATCAAAGAATAAGGAACCCCATTGTTTCCTAATTCTATACCATTATAAGTTAAACAACAGTCAAATGAGTCATCTATATTTCTATTTATAAATTTAGATTTGCCCATATTAACATATATGTAACCACCTATTCTTGTAGCCTCATATCTGTCTTTTCTATAACGAATAATCTTTTTTGGTTTTGATTTTTTTTCTTCTACAGTTGCAAGACGTTCAATCTCTTCGGGATCAGTTATTTCAACTTCGTTATTAGCAATCCATTCTACATGATATACGTCTATAATTCTTTGCATATCAAAGTTACCATTATACTGAGTGTACTGATAATAACCGACAGTAGGTGAAGAAATAAAATATCTTAAATCTTCGTTGCTAAAAACCATAGTACCAAATGTACTTGTATAGTCTTGTGAAAAAAGTATTTCTTTAGCTTCATCATTTAAAAAATGACCATACTCATTTAAAACCTGACTTTTTGTCATGAATTCACGTCTAACTATTTTATCACAATTTTTTACAAATCTTTCATTGTAATTCTTATTATAAAATATATTTAGTGGATTTATAACATCAAAAGAAGGTTTTTCACCATCCCTCTTTACCCAAACTCTATAATAACAAGTTCCTGTTACACACAAATCTTCAATCAAATCTCCTAATTTGTTTCTTAAATCAGTGTCAGGGTCCATTTTTAACCAATCAATTATAAATTGAGCTATAATTTCTAAAGAAGAAACCCAACTGTTATTGTATTTTCTAGCTAATTCAGCGTGAAATGAATCAATAAGAGTTTTCATCTTATCTTCAGGTAACCCTTTAAGTGTACCTAAGAGCTCTTCATATTCTTCTAACATAGAAGCTTTCTTTTCCTCTTCTATTTCATTTGTTGTAAAAGTATTATTAGAAGTAATGTTATAGTTCATAGGATCAGATAAAACTAAACCTTTAATAGCTTGTACGTGAGGTCTTACCAAAGATCTGAATTTTAAATCTATTGGGTTTTCAATACCGTAAGTGTTTCTTAAAAAAGCAAACTCTTCTTCATCTCTTCTTTGGTCATAAAGACGTTTAGCTTTTAGAATATCGTATTTTTCTCGTATAACATTTCGAATTGCCGATTCAGCTTGAGCAACTAAATAGTCAACATTTAGTTTTTCATCTTCTGATTGTAGGTCACCTGTGTATACGGTTGGTTCTGGCATAAGTCTTCTTACAACTTTACCTCCTTTGCTTATGTAGTTACTCATTGATAATAATTTATTTTTGGATTTTTAGGATCTGTAAAATCATATGATTCAATTACTTTTTGTTCATGGAAGGTGTTATTTTTTGGTTTTGGTAACTCACCATATCTTTTTATTCCTTTTTCATCTGTATAGTAACCGAATCTTAAAGTTTCAACTTCTTTCTTAACGTTCGTTTTAACTATTTTATTAGATATATCATAGTCTTCATCTAAAAGCTCACAGAGACCCATAGCAACAATTAAGTCGTATTTCTTTCTCTGCTCTCTTGTGTAATCTCGAAGTTGCTCTACAAGAGGAATAAAGGGTAATAAATCAAAACTATCATTCACATAATTGGCTATTAAGTTATCTTGGTGACCAATTAATTTAGGAGAAGCTTGTGTTCCTATTAAGTTACTTTTATTTTTACCAAGACCATCACTTACAGCTATTTCAGGTCTTTTACAAAACCTTATGTGTTGTTTTTTAGCTTTAAAAAAACTAATAACATTTGTTCTTGTAAATTCTAGATTTATTATAAGATTGTAATAGATAGATAATTTTAATAAATTATCAAATGCTGTATCAAGATTTTTTGGTCTATCTAAATACATTGCCACATATCTACCTTCTTGCATACCATAAGGTCTCTTTTTTATAAGCATTGCAACCTTTGAAGAACCAGCAGTTGATTCCATATCACCCATATCTATCGAGTCAAGCCCTGCTATATACAAATTAGTTGGAACAACTCCAGTAGAATCTAAAACAGGTTCTTCTGCTATTATTATATTTCCTCCACTACTTTCAATAAACTCTACTCCTGCTATTTCTCTTGTAAAGCTATCTTTATATATGTATTCTAAATAACCTTTTTTAACAGGTATTTTGTTAAACTGTATTAAGTTTTGATACTGTATTGCAATTTTTGTTTGATCAAATATGTTACTTCCTTTTTTGTATAAAGCTTCTTCCATTGTAAATGGATGGTCCCCTTTATAAATATTAAAGTCAGTATCTGATAAACCATTAAGTTTAATTTTTCTTTCTTGCATATAGTAATTATATGCAGCTATATAGTCAGGGTTACCGTCTTTATCAAAGAATTTTGTATCTGACATGTAAACTGGAATAAACCAACCTACACCATCAGATAAAGGATCTTCAACAATAAAATCTAAAGGATTTGTAGGTATATCGTGAATCTTTTCTGAATTTAAATCTATACCTGCCCATACGTTTTTAAATTTTATACAAGAATAAGCAGAAGGAGAGTAAAGTATTTTTCTGAAACCTTCTATACCTTCATTTTTTTCATTTGAAGTACCACCAATAACAATTGTACCTGTTTTAACACCAGCTCTTAATGTAAGAGGAATAGATGTTAAAACACATTTTGATAAATCTTGAAAAGCTCCAGCTTCATCATAAAATATCATGTGACCACGTTTACCACGAACCTTATCAGGTTTATCAATCGTAGTTGCTTTTAAGTAACCACCTGTTTGAACAATTTTATTATCTTTTGTTCTATAACCTGCCATCATTTCTTCTTTTGAAGAGTTAATAGCAAGACCTGGAGTAAAAAAACCACCACTATTGTCAATTAAAAAGTATATTGCAGCACTAGCTTTTTTCATTGTATCTTCAACATACTCATCGGCAGATGCCAAATAATGAATAGTCTTGTTTCTCTTTTTTAATTTATCATAAAAATTATCTGATAAAAAGAAATCACGAACTCCAATAGAAGCAATGATTTCTGAAAAACCAGCACTCCTTGGTTTAATCAAAGATAGATTTAAACCTTTCTTTTGACAATACTCAAGGATATTAAAGAAATCGTAATGTATTTTCCAAAATTTAGGAAATCTAAAATCAGTAGCCTGACCAGGTATATCTACTGCAATCTCCATTCTATAGAAATTTAAAAAGAAATACATGTAACCTGTTATTCTAACACTACCTAATGTATATCCATTTAAACATCTATCAACTTGTTCTTCCCAAAACTTATTCCAAGCATAACTTTTAGGAGGTAGATCTGTAAACCTTCCTGTTTTCAAATAATGGTTTGCTACTTCTGAAAACAAATGAGTGTTAAAGATTCTACCTTTTTCATCTTTGTATGGTAGTTCCATTATTTATAGTGATCTGCTACTTGGTTAGTACCTCTAATGTTTTGATCCTGAGATAATTCTTCAGATATAATATTATCTAAAGTATCTATTTGATCAAATATGACAGTTACGTTTCTAACAACATCAAGGTACTCTTTTGGAGAGTGTGAAAGCTGTCCTGCTTTAGCTCCTTTAGCTACCTTTTCTGTCATGTTAAACGATTCAAAATATTGTAAAAAGTTATTTATAGAATCTTTTATTCTTCTTGCTGTTTTGAGCTTCATGTTAGAATCTAGTATTCTAATAAATTGCTGTTCAGCAGCTTTTACAATAGCAAGTTCTTTTTCTTTTTCAGTTAATTTAGAATCTTTTTGTAAAACATCATCTAGTTCTTTAGCACTATATGCTCTATACGGTGACTTCCAATGATGTTTTAACCAAATATATTTAAAAACCTCAAAAGCCTTTTCCTTATTTTTAGACTTATCCCAGTCTAATACATCACTAAACTCTTTAACCAAAAGTATTTCTGGTAAATTTAAAAAGAGTTGATAGTTTTCGTATTTAAAAAAATCAATCATATTTCTTTGAATTTATCGGGTTCAATGTTAAACACTTCTATAGAATAATGAATAACATGCTCTACAAATATAGAGAATTGTTCAGTTGAAAAAGTTTTAGTTGTAAACCTTTTCTTTTTAGATTTGAAAAAATGAAGTTGCCCTGACTTAATTAAATCTAACTCAAATGTACATTTAAAAAGCTCATGCAACTCTTCTTTTGAAAACCAATCATCTGTTTTTTCTTGTAGTTCTAATTGAATGATCGGTATGACGACGCCAAAATAGAAGTCATTGTGGCATTTTTTTCTCTCCAAGATTGGTAATCTGTCCATTTTATAAAACTTCCGTTTATACACATAATCCTAGTATCTTCTGGTAACTTCTTTACAGCTGAAATGTATAACTCTACATATTCTTCTGCAACAAGAGTGTTATTAAAATGTTCTAAAACTTTATCAATAACGCTATTGTATTTTTTAGATAAAAAGTCTAATAGATGTTCTCTGTATTCATCTTCTGTCATATCTATTTCTTTTAATCTAAAATCGTTTGAGATTTTTAATGAACTTGTTCCGAACCCACCTTTAAAACTAAAGGGGAAACAAATAATTATTTCCCCTTTTTCGGCTTGTGAAAACTCATAACAATCTCTTACATAAGGATTTGAGTTACAAACCAATATTTTCATCGCATTGTTATTAAATATTTATACTTAGATAATATGCTTAAAAAGTCTTGTAGGATATTTACCAATTCAACTTTTTCTTCTAATTCAAAATGATCATGTGCTTCTTTGACAACCATATATATTGTAGAAACATATTGATATAAATCTACATCTGTATAGTTTTTAAATTCACATTCTGGCATTTCATCAATTGGGAACCTACCGTAACAGCCCATATATGCTTCAAATATAGTATCAATATTTGATTCAATGTCTGAATAAAGCTTTCCTAATGTTTCGTGTTCAAAACCAGAATTGGTTTGAAAATGAAATAGATGAATTTGTGCAGAAAAGTTCTTTAAAGTAATAAAGAACTTAAACGGGCTTAACTGAGGGTTCTGTTGCATGTTTTAGATCTTTTGAACTAAATACAAATTTTTGAATTTCATTTGTGGTTGTAAACCAAATGCATTCTATACCAATAAGTAAAGGGGTTCCTTCTGCTGATGTAGATGCTTTTATAACTTTGTTTACAAGCATTATAGGTGCATTCGGTAGAGGTTTGTTTATTACAACAATATCTCCTTCTGAAAAGTATACTTTGTTCATAATTTATTTTCAAATGTTTTTATATTACCAATAATCATCCTAATGTTAAACTTAGGAGAAATATGATAAAGTCGTTTTTCTTTTTCTTTTTGATTTTCAAGTCTATCTACATAAGCTACATCTACATCGGTAAAACCAGCAATAGTGTCCCAACTGTAAACTACAATATCTCCTTTTTCAAGACCACTAATGTTTGAATTTAAAACCACTGAGATTTTTGTATCAAACTGAATTCTGTGGTCAATGTCTACATGTTTAACACCTTTTACATAACTACTTGGTAAAATAAGACCTGTTTCAAAATGTTCTTTACTTACCTGTTCTGCTGTAGCATGAGGGATGTACATTAATAAAGCTTCTTCGTTTACAGTACGAAAATCCTTTGTTCTTTCTAGAGCTTCTTCAAACTCTTCAATTGTTGGCAAATTGATAAATCTTCTTTTCATAATATGAAATCAATAATTAGTTGTTTTACAGTGTCATTTTCTAAATCACGAATAATAAATTTTGGTTTATAAACATTTCCTTCTTGTGTTAAGAAACCTTTTTGTTTCAATCTATACACTAAGGTATTCATATAACCTTCTTTCAACTTTAACTTTATCCTTAATTCTTTTCTGGTTTCTCTATCAAGTTGTTTTTTCAACATAATATTGTAATACAACTCTATTTCCATTGGTCTTAAATTATTAGATAAAGCATAAGTTAAATATCTTCTAACGATATTGTCTTTTGTGCATTTTATCTTTATATTCATACTAGTTCAAAATGTGGCGAATCCCATCCTTGTATTGTACCATTTACAGCCCCAAATGTACCTCCCCATTTTAAATCATGAGTTATTTTTCCTTCTTCTTTTAACTTAGCTGCAATTGCTAAAGCTAAACCAGCAATATAACCCATATGAGCAGCATCATATGCTAAAACCCTTCTTAACTTAGCATCAGGATGATGAACCATAATATCTAATGCTTTAGAAGGTTTCTCATTATGTTTAGAAGCTTTATCAGAACCATCCTTTTTAGTAACTATCTTAGATTCATCTACAACTACCCATTTACCATCACGAAGCTCTCTGCCCTGTTTAAAGAGCTCAAGTTGTTCTTCTTGACTACGATGACCTTCAGTTATTGAAAAGTCAACTAACGACATTTTTATTACAGTGGTAAAAATTAACTGTAAATCAGGGTGACATTCTGATAAGTGACCCATTGAGCGTTCTCCAAATATATACATCTGTTCCAAGTTTATGTGGTTTTTTAATTCTTCAATTATATCCTGCCTAGTATTAGTGTAATCAAATATATAATACACATTTGTAATTCCTGCTTGTACCAAATGTAGCAAACATTTATGACAAGGTTTATGGGTTATATACATTGAAGCACCTTTTGTAGGAAAAGGACAGTTTAGCAAGTTATTCATTTCACTGTGAATAACCCATTCATATTTCTCAGGTCTACTCCATTTCAATTCAGTTTCTTCAACTTTGGTAGGAAAACCATTGTATCCTACACTACATTGTCTTTGATCTGGTGAAACTATAACAGAGCCTACTTTAGTAATTGGATCTTTTGATTCTAAAGCAACTCTTCTTGCCAGATCTAACCATAACTTATCTAAGTTCTTATTCATGTTACAAAAATAATAATGGTTTTTATATAAAACAAGAAAAGAGGAAAAATCCTCTTATTCTTTTTCAATATTGTACATATAATTAGAACTATCTTCAGTAACCCATTTTTCATACTGTTCAGCATCCCAGTATTGAGTATTAACCTGATACCTTTCATTCTGATAAACCTTAGTCACAAAAGATGGTTCTGACCACAGTAACCTATTGTTAGGTTGAATAGCTATTTCACCTGATTCTAATTCTATAACATGATGACTTTTATGTTCTGAAGGATCTTCTGATAAAGTTAAATCGTTATCAGAATCATTTGATGCCCAATCAATAGTAAACATATAGTTACCTTTTATTCTTTCTTTGTTTTTCAACAGAACTGTAACATTAGCATTATATAAATAGTTCAATGTAACTATTGTAAATTTATTACTGAAACTATTCCATAAACATAACGTATCAAAACTAAGTTCTTGTATAGGTCTTGAATTTCGCATTAATAAGGCTGCTGAAGGCAACTTATCTCTCAATACACCATTCTCTAGGAGAACTTGAAATAATGGCACCTGACCCGTTATACAGCGTACAGAGATAAGAACTCCTTTTATCAGAGGATAGTTTTTGTTTTCATAATCAGAATAAAGATATTCTTCTTTTACCCACACATGAATTGGTGGTAAATTACCTGTTATATAGCTCATTTTAATAATTTTTTACGGTCCAATTACCATTAGTGATATGAAAATTTTCTTATTAGAACTATTTTTGATAAGTACCATTAACATTTCTTTTTTCTCTTTCTCTTTGTCTTTCTTCTAACCAAAACAAAGCTAATTTAAGATTTTTAATAGCTTCTTTTGATTCATCTGATGGTATAATTGAATATTTATATTCTAAATCTGCAATCATAACACCCAATAACTGTTCATGTGTTACTCCATCAACTCTTGGTATGATTTGACCATTATCTGTTTTATCACCACGAACAAACGTAATTGTTTGCGAATAATATTCCTTTGATGTAGCTATTGTATTATTTTCAGTCATGATATCAGATACTAACTGAATACCCTGACCGTCTACTACTTTATATTTAGGCAACTTATAAGTTGTGCCTAATTCTACTATTTTAAATTGTTCGGCTTTTCTCATTTTTATTGTTCATAAACTATTTCTAAACCATATTTTAAAGCAACCTCATGTTCAATTTTACAACCCCTTGCGTTTTCCCAACCTTTTGCAAAATAAG